GGTGCTGAAGTAAACACAACAACTGCTGGTGTGTTTGATTTAGATACTGACTCAAACGGTCGTTGGTCTGTTGAGAAATTCAAGGGATTAATGTTCCAGTTAGAGAGAGACGCTAACGCTATCGGTCAAAAAACAAGAAGAGGAAAAGGTAATATCATCATAACTTCTGCTGATGTTGCTTCTGCTCTACAAATGGCTGGTATCTTAGATTATACTCCTGCACTTAACAACAATCTAAATGTTGACGATACTGCAAATACTTTTGCTGGTGTTCTTAACGGTAGATTCAAAGTTTATGTTGATCCATATGCTGCGAATGTATCTGCTAGTCAATACTATGTTGTTGGTTATAAAGGTACTTCACCTTATGACGCTGGATTATTCTACTGTCCATATGTTCCACTACAAATGGTGAGAGCAGTTGGTCAAGATACTTTCCAACCAAAAATTGGATTTAAGACTCGATACGGAATGGTTCAAAATCCATTTGCTAACTCATCTGCTGACGGAAGTATTGATGTAACCGCACCTGCGGCTGCTAATCAGAACTTCTATTATAGAAGAGTTAAAGTTGCTAACTTGATGTAATCTCGTTAGTTGCTTTTGCAACAAGAAATTAAGGGGGGTCCTCGGACTCCCCTTTTTTTTACCCCTAAATATAAGTATGAATATAAAAGAAAATTTATTTCTAGGTCTAGTCCTTTCTAAGAATATCATCTTTAAAACTAAGAGATGGTATCAAAGTCTTAGAAGTGGCGATAATAAACTCACAAAACATAAGGCGTATAATGCTGTTGTGCCTAGTCATTTTACACCAATGATAGATGAAAATAGATATGATACTAGATCAAACGATTTTGATAAAATTATAAGTCAAACACACAAACATTTTTGGGATCCTAATGATACAAAGTATATTGATTACAATGTAGATTTTGATATGGAAAAAGATTACTTAGTAGACCCTAGAGTGTTCTGTATGGAATTACAAGTACCCACGATTGCAGATAAACTTACAGAAAAACAAAAGATCAAACTTGCAAACGAATCATTTGGTTGGGTACTATCACAAATATTACACGGAGAGCAAGGTGCTATGTCTCTTAGTGCTAGTTTATGCCATATCTTGAAGGATCCCGGTGCTCAAGAATATGCCGCTAATCAAACTAGAGAAGAAGCACGCCATGTTCTAGCATTTCACCAGTATATTAAAAAACGCTGGGGTAAAGTATATAAAGTCGGCGACACATTAGGTAGAGTATTAGATGATGTTGTATCAAGTGATGTCGTATGGAAAAAAATTATAGGTATGCAAATACTTATCGAAGGTCTTGCTATGGGGGCATTCTCTATGGCACACGCAGATACAAAAGATCCACTACTAAAAAAACTATTACAATTAGTCATGTCTGATGAGGCGTTTCATCATAAGTTTGGTAAAATATGGGCAGATCGTACTGTTCCAGAACTAAATAGTAGTGAACATATTAAAGTAGAAGATTGGTCAGAAAAGATATTTCTAGAGTTAATCTTTAATCTTGCTAACCCTAGAGAGAAACAAGATATATACGAAACAGTTGGGTTAGATTGGAAATGGGTACTACAGGAATCTGAAAAACATTTTGATCTATATGAGACTGTACGAAACGAAATGAAACAACCCAATAATATTTTTAGAGTCTTGGTTAAAACACTATTGAATGCTCACATTATCACAAAGAGAACTAAAAGGACTTATGCAAACTTTGTAAATATGAGAGAACTAAAAGATGAGGGTGATGAATTTAAACCAGCGGAAGAGATTGCTGAACTTGGTATAAAACAATTAGAAAAGATTAATAAGGCGGCGTAATGGCAGTAGAAACAACAACAGCACAAAGACAACCTAGTAAACTAGACTATTCAAGTCAAATACAGTTTAGATTTGAGATATTATATTTACCATTAGTAGAATATTTTGTACAGTCTGCTAATGTGCCAGGATTACAGTTAGGTACTGCAACCGTACCATCTCCATTCTATGACTATCCTGTGCCTGGCGACACATTGACTTTCGATCCTTTAAACATATCGTTTTTAGTAGATGAAAATTTAAATAACTTTAATGAGTTGCATAAGTGGATATCAAGACTTGGTTTTGGTGATTCACACAAAGAGTTTGCAGACTTATTAAGAGAAGGCAGTCCATCACAGGTAACACCTGCTACTACTGATAAAGTTTCAAGACCTTTACCTGAGCAAGGTACATATTCGGATGCAACACTAACCATATTAAACAGTAAAAATATACCAAAGACCGAGATACGATTTAAAAATGTATTCCCAACAAGCATATCAGGATTAGATTACAGTATAGTAGGATCAGATGTAGATTACATAACTTGTAGTGCTAGTTTTTCTTATCTTGGGTATACAATAAATCAAATAAGTACAACATAAACATTGACTTTTCACCCAAAAGGTGATATAATTATACTATGACATTAGAAGAATTACAAGCAGAAGCTGACAAGGATTTAGTAATTGACGATACAGAATTAGATACTGAATCTTTAAAGACACCAATCTTACATAACAAATATCTACAATACTATAATAAGTTTAATCTACTATTGAAAAAATCTCAATGGGAAGAAAGAACTTTGAATAGAGAAAAGTGGGAATATTATACAGGTAAATCAGACCCTAGTGTATATAAAGAAAAACCCTTTGATCTAAAGGTATTAAAAGCAGATGTTCATATCTATATAAATGCTGATGATGACTTGCAAAAAATACAGGCAAAAGTAGTTTATCAAGAAGCGATAGTGAACTATCTAGAACAAATTTTAAGAATAATAAACAATAGATCGTTTACAATCAAGAACGCAATCGAGTGGAGAAGATTTACTAGTGGCGCTCTATGACCGTAATTGTTGAGAAAAAAAATGATGTCTATTTAACAATAGACGCTGAACCCAATATCGCTAGAGAAATATCTGAATTCTTTACTTTCGAAGTACCTGGTTTTCGTTTTATGCCAGCGTATAGAAGTCGTAGGTGGGATGGTAAGATAAGACTATTTTCACAAAAAACTAAAGAAATGTATTTGGGTTTGTATCCATATATCAAAGCATTTTGTGAAGAACGAGATATACCCATTGTTTCAGGACCGGGTGTTGGTGTTATTAACAAGTCAGATAGAAATATCGTAGAAAAGTTTTGTAATAATCTGGGTCAAAAATTTGAGGCAAGAGACTATCAAGTTGACGCCGTACATACTGCTCTTCAATTCAATCGAACATTATTAGTTAGTCCTACTGCAAGTGGTAAGTCATTTATCATATATGCATTAATCAGATATTACGAGCAGTTATTAAAAGATCAAAAAAGAAACAGAATATTAATTATTGTACCTACGACCTCATTGGTTGAACAGATGTATGGTGACTTTAAGGACTATGGTTGGAATGTTAAGAAGTATGTTGATAGAATATATGCGAAGTATGACAAGATGACAAGCAAAAAGGTCGTGGTCAGCACTTGGCAAAGTATATATAATATGAACGACAAATTTTTTTCCGATTTTGGTGCTGTGTTCGGTGATGAGGCACATTTATTTAAGTCTAAGTCTCTCACCAGCATAATGACAAAACTTGCAAATTGTAAGTACAGGATCGGTCTGACTGGGACACTAGACGGTACATTAACACACAAACTTGTCCTAGAAGGTTTATTCGGTATTGCAAGTAAGGTCACCTCTACTAAGCAATTAATGGAGAAAAAACAAGTCGCTAATTTAACTGTAAGGTGTTTAATTTTAAAACATACAAAAGAAAACTGTAAAGAACTATATGAAAAAACATATCAAGATGAGATCCAGTATTTGGTCGGATCACAAAGTCGGAATAATTTCATCGCTAATCTTTGTATTCGAGGCAGGGGTAATACTCTCTGTCTTTACCAATTAGTAGAAAAACACGGCGAAATATTATATAATTTAATTAATAATAAAGATGACAAAAGAAAAGTATTTTTTATACACGGTGGCGTTGCTGCTGAAGAAAGAGAGAGAATTCGTGCAATTACTGAAAAGGAAAATGACGCAATTATTATCGCTTCTTACGGTACATTTTCCACAGGTGTTAATATCCGCAATCTTCATAATCTTATATTTGCAAGTCCCAGCAAGTCTCGTATAAGGAATTTGCAATCCATAGGTCGTGGGTTAAGACTTGGCGACTCTAAGACACACGCTACACTTTACGATATATCAGATGATCTTGTCCACCGAGATCGTGAGAACTACACCCTAAAACATTTTCAAGAGAGAGTTAAAATCTATAACGAAGAGCAGTTTGAATACGAAATTCATAATGTGGAGTTAAAGTCGTGAAGATTATAGATGATTTTTTACCACAAGATGAGTGGCAGAAAAACTATAATTTGTTTATGACTGAAAATATTAAGTGGACTTATAAATCAGTACCACAGGATCCTAGTAGTTTTTTCTTTCAGTATATATTTACAGGTTTCTCTAATAGATATAGTCAAGACGAAGTATCTTTTATATCACCAGCAGATAACATACAAGAAAAAGAAATACCGCATTATGATATAGCAATAGAGCCTATACTTAAATCGTTTGATTATGAAAAAATATTAAATGTTAGAACTAATTTGTTTACAAGAATGCCTAATAATTATTCATATAAGAATATAGATGGTGCAGGATTGCACAATGACCACGGTTACGATTTCGAATATACAACAATGATATATTATATTAATACTACTGACGGTGGAACTTATTTTGAAAACGGTGAAACGGTACAATCAAAGTCTAACAGACTCGTTGTATTTAATGGGCATTTATTACATAGACATATTTATCAGACAGATGAAAAAGCAAGGGTAGCAACTAATATAAATATTATAGTATGACTAAAGAAACAAGTTTACGACTAGTCAAGTTATCTGATGGCACCGAACTTATTGGTAACATTGGTTTAACAGATGAAGATTCAACATTTTTAAGAATAGACGAACCCTTAGAAATAATGATGAACAGCAGACCGGTCGCCGCAGGTCTAGTAGAAGATTTTACTTCTCTAAGACCATGGATGCAATTTGCAAATGATAAAGTATTCTCTATACCAAAAGAAAGAATAATTACCATTTGTAATGTTGCTGATGATATGAAAAAGTATTACAAGATAATACTAGGTAAAGTTAAAGATCGTGCTAAGTTAAAAGAAAGTCTTCCTCCTCTTACAGAAAAAGATATTCAGCGTGCCGCCGATATGTTAGAAAACCTAGACGAATTAAATGCCAATGAAGAGTTAAGTGATTATGATTCCGAACTATATGATCCTAAGAAGAAAACAATACACTAGAATCAATACTACTCTGAAGCAACCCACAAGGGTATTATAACACCTGATTTATTATATGTCAAGCGAAAAACCATTCCCATCAGAAAAAGATTACGAACTAGCAGACAAACTAGCGAGTGAAGATAAAACAGACTTATCTTTTATTAAAGAATATACAATAAACGAAGAACTATGTGATGATTTAATTGAGTTTTTTCATAAAACACCTTCTACTCCTCCACCAGATGAAAATCCATGGTATTCAAAGAAAGCTGGTGCTGTAGGAGTACAAGGTCAAGTCATAACTAGACATAAAGAATCAATCGACTTAGGTTTCTCGCCGTTCTTATTTGATTCTAATACAACCGTACCACAAGATTACCTACATATTAAACATATATACGACAGATATTTATTTGAATTGCATAAATGCACTAAAAAATATGTTCAAGAATACCCTAGAGTCATAGGAGAACGAGTTACCTTTGATGTAAGAGAACCAACAAATTTACAATATTATCCTGCTGGCGGCGGATTTAAAACCTATCATTGTGAAAGATCAAGTGAAGAACCACCACAATCATCTAGACTTTTGGTATTTATGACTTACTTAAACACGGTAACAGACGAAGGCGGCACCCACTTTATACATCAAAACAAAACCATCAATGCTGTTAAAGGAAAAACTGTTATCTGGCCGTGTGATTGGCCGTGGACACACAAAGGAATTATTTCACCAACGCAAGAAAAATATATTATGACCGGTTGGTATAGTTTCAATAAACGAACTAATACAGGAAGAATGAATTAGGCGCTTGACTATTGCCTTTAAAAATGTTATAATATGAGTATGTTTAAGAGAATGATTAATATACTTTGGAAACAAAATCCGAAAACAGATATTACTGATTATCAAGAACCTGAC